CGGACGAGAAACTGCAAGGAACTGAATAAAAAACGGGTAGCCGCCGGATACCAAACATCAAAAACGCCTGTGTTGCACGGGCGTTTTTCTTAGGTATTTAGGGCTTTTTTGATTGCTTGTGCTCATTTTGTGGTTTCGCTTTGGCAACTTTCTGGCAACTTTTTTTTGAAAGCGTCCATAACCGCGCCCGCGCTTGCGTCCTCTTTTTCCTTTGAAAGGTGTGAATAAATTTCAAGCGTCACCTTTACGTTGGCATGGCCGAGGAATTTCTGCGCGGAAAGCACGTCAACGCCGGCATTATAGAGTATGGAGGCGTAATTATGCCGGAAGTAGTGCGGCGTGAGGATAGAGGCGCCGTCCTCTCTCGTTTCTATGTCGGCCCCCAACTCTGCCATGCGCTCCATCAGCGAACGCCATAGCCTATTTGAAGAGGAATTACGGTAGTATGTTCCATCGGGGGCGGGGAATACAAACGCCTGAGGGAATCCCCGCACGAGCATTTCCGCCAGCTCGTCCGGCAGGGGTATATCCCGTATGCTCTCCTTCGTCTTGGGCGGGGTTATCGTGCCCTTCCTTAAATTGACCTGCTGCCGGACGTGTATGACCTTCTTCTTGAAATCTACACATTCCCATTGCAGGCCGAGGGCTTCGCCGAGCCTCATTCCGGTATAGTATAGTAATGCCACCAGCAGGCCGTTTTCCTCCTGCATCAGCTTCTTTGCCGCTTCTTCCTCTGCTTCCGTCAGCGCCCGGCGGCTTGACTTTTCTTTCGTGGGCTTGACCAGCCCCACGGTCACGTCCCGCTGGATTATCCCCTCGGAGTATGCCCGCTTAAAGACGGATTCTAACACATGATGTACATTTTCGATTATGGTTACGCACGTATCGCCCTTGGAGTTAAGCAGCTCCTGCAAATCCATAGTGGATATTGCGGTGAGCCGCTTGTCCCCCAGAACAGGCAGTATGTGCTTGTTGAGCGCCGTCTTATATCCGCTCTGCGCCGATTCCTTTATGCTCGGCTTTTTGTAGACGTTATACCACTGTATGGCGTATGGGCCGAAAAGCGCGTCCTTCTGTGCGGTGCGCCCGGTGATGAACTCCTGCCTGACCGCCTCCTTCGCGGTCTCCAGCTCCTTCTTTGTGCGCCCGGAAACGTACTTTACTATGCTCTTGCCGTCAGCCCGCCCAACTGTGACTTTTGCCCGGTATCTGCCGTCACTTTGCTTTGCCATTGCCAAAACCTCCCTTTTGTGTTAAAATCGGAGGCGGAGAAGCATCCGCCTTATCCCCTGTTGCCGCCCTCTAATTCGGCACGGGGGATTCTTTATTTTATTATCCACCCTCTATCGAGGTGCATTATGTCATATACCAATAAGCCCATTGCCACTACCATTGCTATAAGGATAGATACCACTATTATTGCTTTTATGCGTTCCAGCTTCTTTATCTTCTGCTCCAAATCCTCTATCTTCCGCTCCCTGTACTCTAAACCTCTTTCGTATAGCTGCGTCGATCCTTCCGGCTCACACACCTTATCCTCGTCCAGGTCGTTCAGGCTCCCGCCCATGGCCTTCACCAGTTTGCAGACCGTATCAAACCCCGGATTTTCAGTTAAGCCCTGAAGCACACGGTTTACCGTTGCAACGGGTACGCCGCTTTTGTCTGCTATCTGCTGCGCCGTCATATCGCCTTTCATGGCGCGTAAATGTTCATATAACAACAAAAAGTATCACCTTCTTCATTTATGTGTGGCGAAAAAACAAGAATGTTAGCGAATCACCTATTATGAGTATTTGATTTGAGCGGCAAAGTTGCTATTATCAATTCAGGACGGTTCACAAGATGCTTCTCCACCGTCTTAGGCGGAGGTGAGCGGCTCCCGCTCCCTCTGCCGGTTAAAGGCGAAACCGAGGCACGATTTGTGCAACATTGTTGAGCGCAGTCCCGTTTATGGTACTCTCATACAAATTCCCCCTTTCTTTTTGAATCTAACGTGTTATTATCAAAACAGAACAAGTGTTTGGAGGTAGAATAGATGACAACGCGGGAACAAATTCTTGCAATCGTTGAACAGTTAAAGCACGATCCGGAAGCTACCGACCTTCTTTTTTCTTATGCTGCTGCATTAGAAATTCAGCATAAGATAAAAGCTGAAGCTGCTCGTTCTCGTCCAAATTGTTCATAATCGCCTCAATCCTCACACTTTGGTTCATTCGGCGTCGTTCGTTTGTCCAGCCCATCAAATAGGCGGGACTGGTGTTGAGCGCATTGGCAAGCTCGACAATTCGAGACAAAGGAAGATTAGATACAATGCCCTGTTCGTACTTCCCTATGGTCTGCTTTGTCGTGTTGAGCATCTTCGCCAAATCACCCTGGGTAAGCCCGGCGGCCCTTCTCAACTCCCGTATTTTATCGCCAAGGGTCATTTATCATCACCTCGGTTATATATTACCACGTCACTTTAGAATGTGCAATTTCTTTTTTAAAAACACTTGACAAGTGACCAAACCCATGTTACACTTTAGTCACTTAATAAGTGACGCAAGGGGGCGGTCAGAATTAACAGAAATTTGTATCGAGCAGCGTTGGCACGTTGCGGAAAAACACAAAGAGAACTGGCACATGAGCTTGATATGTGCGAATCCACCTTAGTTGCCAAAGTAAAAAAGAACACGTTGACCGTAAGGGATGCCGAGAAGATGATAAGTATTCTGGGAATTGATAATCCTACGGAAGTTTTTTTTACAAATTTAGACACTTCACAAGTGACCGCGAACGATTAACAAACAAAGACACACTATTTAGAGCTGATGAACGAACAGCGTAAGGGGGAAACGATGAACAACCACGTTGAAATCAAAACAAACGACACAAGCGGAGAAATAACCATCAATGGCATATCGGTAAGCGATATTGTACGAAAGTACACCATCACCCACGAAGCAGGGAAGCCCCCCGTAATCGAGGTAGAGCTTGTAGGGGACGTGACCGTCAGCGGCGGCTTTATTACCCCTCTTCCCGAACCGTGGAAAAGTATTTATCACAATCTGTCGAAAGGGCAGGTCGTGGTAAAGGTATAAGGGGGAAACGATGTCATTCTTATGGAGGGAAAGATGAAAGACAAATGGGTAATTATCCTCTATATCTTAGGGAGCGCAGTAGGAATACTGCTTACACGGCTGATATTAGGGTAGATGCCGGACAATAAGCTCCGCGACAACGCCAGTAATAACGCCAAGAACAAACCCGATTGCCCGCTCCTTCCACCGCTGCACCCTCTCAAGCCGCTGTAATTCCCTGTAATTGCGCCCTTGATAGGTAAGGGCAAAGACCGCTATCCTGCCGCCCATAATGGGCTTTACGGAGGCGTACAGGGGCGGGAGCGCAAGGCAGGCAAGATAAACCTCATCGGGCTTGTAGGGAAGCTGGGATAACAGGGTATCCCAATCGAAACGGGGCATAGCGATTACGGCATCAAGAATATCGCATTGCAGTTTTGTAAGCATAGAAACACCACCTTTAACGAGATTATACCATAATAGCCTCTTGGCGGGTGAAAACCCGACATGACCTCCACTTCAGAATGGGGCGAGGCGGCAGGTGCGGCAAGCGGGCATAGGCCGCAAACCGCCGCCCACCCGCCAAGGGGCTATGAGGGAAAGGGAACCATGACAAAATCACTTTTTGAAAAGCATCTTAATGAGGACGAGTATTTCAGCGAAATGCTCGACAAGGAGCGTGAGTATAGAGCTTACACAAGCGGAAACAAGTGCAATACGCCATTCGTGACGCCACTGCTTTACCTTCTCTACATTCGCCTTGGCATCGTTCGCTATCTTGTCAGCTTCGGCTTTGGTATGCTGCTTGTTCTCGTTATCCAGATGGCTAATAAATGACAAGGAAAGCTGCACGGTATCTATGGTATTTGAGCAAACCACCCCGAAGCGCACAAGCTCATTCAACACGGGGCGCAAGCCGGGGAAATCCAAGCCGAAGGTAATAGCCTTATCGAGGGAGACACCCTCTGCGGCGCGAGCCTTATAAGCATAGTACATGGAAAGCGTTACAGTTTCGGCGTTTGGGGACATAAATACCTCCAAAGAAAGGGATAAAGCTATGAGATTAAACCTACAAGCCGCCCGAAAAAGCAAAGGGCTGACCCAGCAGGCGGTAGCGGAATACTTGGGGATATCTGAACGGTATTACAGATACATAGAATCGGGAACGCGAGACGGAGATTTTGAGATTTGGGACGACTTAGAAGATTTATTCAGCATCCACCAAAGAATCCTGCGGAGAGTCTCTGCCAACGAGAGCGTCAAGTGAAACATTGAGTTTATCCGCGATCCTCACCAAATCAGAAAGGGAAGGTTCCCGTGCGCCGATCTCGTAATTGCGATAGCCGCGCTCAGTAATTCCCAAGTAGGCAGCCATCTCCTTTTGAGTGCAGCCCATTGCCAAACGAAAATGCTTGAGATTGTTGCAAAAGTCCATAAAAGCCTCCAGATTATATTGACAGGAACAAATCGTTCCGATATAATGGGTTCAGGAACAAACCGTTCCTAATGCCCCCGTAGAATAAGTTAATTATTCATTATATCACAAAGCAAATGGAGGTTACATCATGAAATACAACATAGGAGAACGGGAACCAGTCTGCGCCAACTGTCAGCACTATTATCAACACTACACCTACTATGGCGGCGCATATAGCCCCGTAAACTGCGGGCATTGCGCCTACGGACGAATAAAGCACCGGATACCGGGAGAGAGCTGCGAAAGGTTTTTATTTAGGAGGTAAGCCATGAACGATTTTAACAAGCTCCTGCGGGACATGATAACCGCCGCCGTGGACGAGCGTATAAACAGCGTTGAAGCGCTGGAGGAGCGCATGGTGAAGATGCACGGCGAGTATGTCACCACCAAGCGGGCATCCGAGATCATCAACGTAGACCCCGGAACCATACGCGCCATGTGCAGGGATGGGCGCCTCATGGCGACCGCCGCCGACGGCCACGCCCCCCTCATACTGGTGCGGAGCATGGCGGCAATGGTAAAGGACGAGAAAAGCCTTGAACTGCAAGCCAAGCGGAAGCACAAATACGATAACTGCGTCGGGTACTATGTGAGGTGAAGCCGTGGTAAGCAGAGAAAAATTTGTCGCCGCTATAACGGCGCGGCAGGAGAAAAGGAAGCAGGAAGAACGTCGGAAGCAGGAAAGAACGCGGTTTGACGTGAACGGGTATTTTCACGAAAGCGTGACGCGGACAATCAGGAAAAAACTCAACGGGAAGTAAGGAGGTAAGTATGTGGGGAGCATTTTTCAGCTGGGGGATACCGATGTTTTTCATCGGGTGCATGGCGGGATACGCCTTTAGGCCGAAAAGGAGGAAAGCGAAATGACAAAAGATGAAATAATCGTCATGCTTGCGGAACAGCTTGCCGAAGTGCGGCATGACCGCGACCTATGGAAAGCTCTTTACAAAGACGCGATAGACAGGAACGTTGAGAAGGAGAACAAGTGATGGAACAGTACCTTTTAGCTAAAGCCTACAAACCGTTTGAGGACACCTACTATGACCGATATGACCCTAATCTTTTAAAACAGGAGGCGAGATAATGTCACTTTACGACATAGCGAAGAATCTCAACGACTTCATGGACGCGGTTGACCGTGGAGAGATACCCGAAGAAGCCGTGTATGACACCCTTGAAAGCCTTGATATGCAGCTCGACGACAAAATTGACAACGTGGCCTGCATGATAAAGAACCTTGCCGCAGAGGCAAAGAGCATCAAGGAGGAAGCCGACAACCTCACCGCCAGAGCCAAGGCTAAGGCCAATAAGGCCGAGTGGCTTAAAGGATACCTTGCAATGCAGATGCAGCTATCCAATAAGGAAAAGTTTGAAAGCAAGCGGAACAAACTGACATTCAGAAAGTCAGAAAGCGTCGAGGTAAACGAGGAAGCCTTTATAAAGTGGGCGGCGCAGGGGCATGACGAGCTTCTGACCTATAAGCCCCCCGTGCCTAATAAAACGGCGATAAAGGAGCTTCTGAAATCCGGCGGGACGGCAGAGGGCGCGGAAATCGTTGTAAAGCAGAATTTGCAGATAAAGTGAGGGGAGCATGGAGAACTATTTTTCAGAACTTAATTCCGTCAACGTCAAGGACAAGGTGGAGAAGAAGAACGGGCTGGACTATCTTTCGTGGGCGTATGCGTGGGGAGAATTAAAAAAGCTCCATCCCGACGCCGTATCTACCATCTACCACAATAAAGACGATTGGAATTACTTCACGGACGGAAAAACCTGTTGGGTTAAGACCGGAGTAACCGTGAACGGCATAGAACACATTGAAGAATTGCCGGTCATGGACTACAAGAACCATAGCATACCCCTTGAAAAGGTAACGTCAACAGACATTAACAAGGCCATACAGAGGTCAATCACAAAGGCAATCGCCCGTCACGGCCTGGGGCTGTACCTTTACGCCGGAGAGGATTTGCCGGAGGACGAGCCGAAGTTCAAGCCTAACGTGTACGACAACTTTTCCTCTGACCCTGAGATAAGGGCCATGCAGGAGGAAGTTATAGCCCTGTGCAAGGGGAGCGTGGATTTAGCCAATAAAGCGGCGAAAAAGAACTACGGTGTGGACGTGTGGAATATGACGCGGGAGCAGTTAAGCACCACGCTCGACAAGCTGAACGCAAAGGGGGCTTAAATGGAGCTGTGGGACGAAATAATGACAGAGCAAGCCCTACTTGATAGGGCGGTGCAGGAGCTTAAACCGCGAGGACGGAAAAAGGCCGAAACAGAGCGCGAGTACAGAATGGCGTTATCTAAAAGGCTTACCGTCCTCCGCGCCGAGGGGCAGCCAGTAACACACCTTTTGGACATTGCCAAGGGCGAAGAAGAGATAGCCAAGCTGAGAATGGAACGGGACATAGCTGAGAGCTTATATGATTCGGCAGTGGAAGCGATAAACGCGCAGAAGCTAAAGATAAGGATACTCGAAGGGCAGCTATCCAGAGAATGGGGGAACACGAAATGAAAAGCAAGCGAACCAAGGCGTGTGAGATACCCCAGAGGGTTAAAGCGCGGGTATGGGAGAGAGACCATCAGTTATGCGTCCTCTGTGGGCGCACAGGAAGCCCTGTGGCGCATTTTATCCCGCGAAGCCATAACGGTAAGGGGATAGAACAAAATATCGTTACGCTGTGTTCTGAGTGCCATAGAGACTATGATAATTCGGAAAGGAGGCCGGAGCTTAGAAAAAAGCTGAGAGCGTATCTCATGGCAAAGTACCCCGATTGGAACGAAGAAAAACTAACGTATAGGAAGTGGAAAAATGAATAAAGCAATTTTGACCGGAAACCTGACGAAAGACCCAGAACTAAGGACGACCACAAGCGGAACAAGCGTATGCACCTTTACGGTAGCGGTACAGCGCAGATACAAAGGCACTGACGGTAAACCTCCTGTTGACTACCTTAATATAGTAGTGTGGCGGCAGTTGGGCGAGTTGTGCGGGAAGTACCTCTCAAAGGGCCGTAAAGTCCTCATAGAAGGTGAGATACAGAACAGGAGCTATGAGGATAAGGATGGGAACAAGCGGTACATAACCGAAATCACAGCGGAAAACGTTGAATTTCTCACGCCGAGAGAGAAAACGGACACTCCGGCAGGGTTTACCGAAATAGACGATGAGCTTTTACCCTTTTAGTCATGGAGTACGTAACAGAAAGACGCCTTGCCACGATAGGAGAGGGCGAGGGCTGGTCAATAGAACTCTACCTTATGGCATACCCGGACACCTACAAACCATTCTATGTGTTAGGGCTGTGGGACAAGCGGGAGAATCGGATTAAAAAATCAATTTCTTTCGCGCCGGAGGACATGAGAAGGTTAAGGGACGTGCTGAACGAACAAATAAGGGGGTAAAAATGGCAAAACGCTACGTCAAGGCCTATTACGACTGGATAGAGCAGACATCCGCTCTTTCTGATGCTGAAAAAGGCAGGCTATTTATCGCCATACTGGAATATGCGCGGTCAGGCCTGATACCTGAAGACGGAGGAAGAGAGAGCCTTGTGTTTCCGATATTCAAGGCAATAATAGACCGAGAGGCTGAAATATCCGCTATTAGGTCGGAAAACGGCGCGAAAGGCGGAAAACCAGCAGAAGCAAACGAGAGCAAAGCTAAGCAAAATGAAGCAAACGAGAGCAAAGCTAAGCAAAATGAAGCAAACGAGAGCAAAGCTAAGCCTACTAAAGACATAAGACATAAGACAGAAGACATAAGACATAAGACAGAAGACATAAGACATAAGACAGAAGACAATAATGGGATAACCCCCATACCCCCTTGTGATGGCTTTGATGTTTTCTGGAAAGTGTATCCACGTCACACCGCGAAAGAAACCGCTGTGAAAGCGTGGAAGAAACTGAACCCGCCAAAGGAATTGCAGGAGAAGATCGTAACGGCAGTAAAAGACTATGCTGCTTCTCCGCAATGGAAAAAAGACAATGGGCAATATATCCCTCATCCGGCAACGTTTTTGAACCAAAGGCGTTGGGAGGATGAAGTCCCCTGCGCTTCATCATGGGATAATCCGGTCTACGAAAAACTGTGCTTGCCGAAAAAGCTGTTTTAGGTTCTGCGCTTCTCGGTTGTGAGGCTTTAGAGAGAATATGCGGGGAATTGAGACCTGACGATTTTGAGAGGCCGGAACACCAAGAGATATTTTCCGCTATCTTTGCGCTTTTCAACGCAAACGAGCCGGTAGACCCCGTAACGGTAGCTGACAAGCTGGGCGGCAGGGCCGGAGGGATACAGTACATCACCGAGTTAGTCACCGGCACTGTATCAGCGGCAAATGTCGATTATCACATCAAGGTGGTGCTGGAGGAATCCAGAAAGCGACACGCCATTTCGGGACTGCGGGAAGTGGTCAAGGACATGAAATCGGGAAAGGACGAGGGATACCTTGACCGTATGCAGGGCGTTATAGACGCTGTACGGGCGCGTGGAGGGCGTAAAGTAAGCAGGGTAGGGAAAGACTTTGACGCGGCCCTATATGGGCTTATAAACGGCGCTGAGGGGCTTACAACGGGGTTTCAGGTTCTTGACCAGACATTAGGCGGGTTGAAAAGAGGGCATTTAACCATCATTGGAGCCAGACCGTCAGTAGGCAAGACCTCACTTGCCATGAATATAGCCGTGAATATGGCGTTGTTCGACAAGACGGTAGCGGTGTTTTCGCTGGAAATGCCGAGGGAGGACGTGCTTCAAAGGGCAATCATCAGCTATGCGAAGTGCAGCCGTGATGAAATGTTTAGCGGCGGTCAGGAAGCGGTTGACAGGATACAGAACGCCGTAAGCAAGCTGAGCGCGACAAGGCTGTATCTGTCGGATAACGCCTATACTGTGGAGGCAATAAGGGCGCAATGCTACGCGATAAAGCAGCAGGAACGGGAATTAGACCTCATAGCGATTGACTATTTAGGGCTAATACAATCCAGCATGAAGAACCGCACACGGGAAAATGAGGTATCCGACATAAGCCGAAAAATAAAGCTTCTGGCGAAGGAACTGAATGCCCCTGTCGTTCTTCTGTGCCAGCTCAACAGGGCGATAGAAGGCCGAAACGATGGAAGGCCGAGACTATCGGACTTGCGGGAATCGGGAGCCATAGAGCAGGACGCGGACGAGGTATTATTCCTTCACCGCCCCGACCCGCAAAGCGAGAACGCGAGCATCATCGTAGCGAAGAACCGAAACGGGCGAACCGGGGAACTAAGCGTGAAATGGTACGGAAAGTATTTTTTGTACGAGGATGAAATTGTGGAATGGGAGGAACTATGACAGAAGAACTCGCAAAGTGGATAACGCAAACCATATTCCAGAGTGTGATGGACAACATGAAGGACGGAAAGGCCGTTGTAAGTGTTAATGGCGTTACCGTGTTGACCTTCACCGACAACGGTAACGGCTGGGATATACACTGGGATGAGTAAAGCGCAGAGAGAAAAAGGCAAAGCCGGAGAACGGGAGCTTGCCGCCCTGTTCCGTGAATACGGGTTCAATGCCCGGCGGACTTCCCAATACTGCGGACAAACGGGGGACGCATCGGACGTGATAGGTTTACCTGGTTTTCACGTTGAGTGCAAACGCTGCGAGACGACAAAAATCCATGAATGGATGGCGCAGGCGAAGCGCGACGCAAAGCCGGAGCTTATACCGGCGGTGTTCCACCGAAGGAGCCGCGAAAAGTGGTTAGTAACTATGCAAGCGGAGGATTTTTTGAGGTTGTATGAAGCAAACGCTATGTTGGACGTGCCTGAGAGCGACAAATAAACCCGGTTTAGGGTGCAGCTGGAGCCGCCAAGACGGGATGCCCGTTATACCTGGCGGATGGAAAAAAGGACGAGACAGGTTGTAGGGTTTATGTACAGCAAGGCGAAGAAAAGTTGACGGTAAGGGAAATGGCTGAGAAGACCGGAATATCAGAGTTTACGGTACGAAAAAGAATCAAGAGGGGGATTTATGAAACTGCAAGCGTATGAGTTTTACGAAATCCACGATGGAAAAGAGAACTACCGAAAGACCTTTACCACTCTCGAAGCGGCGAAGAAATACTACACCAGAATGACGATGCAGGGCGCACTTTTAAGGGCAAGGGTTTGACGGTAAGCAGTTACTTATTCACGAAGCGGACGAATTATTAAGGAGCAAAGATGAAGTACAGCGAAATAGTAGACCATTACGGTGCAAAGCATCAAGCCATTAAAGCCGTTGAAGAGCTGAACGAGCTTGCCGTTGAACTCAGTAAGTGGGTGAACGGCCAAGGCAGCAGAAAGAAAATCCTCGAAGAGTGCGCGGACGTGGAAATTATGCTGTGGCAGATGCAGACGATATTCGGGGATTGGGACGACTGGAAAGCCTATAAATTAGGCAGAGTAGAGGGGCGGATATGGAAAGAACAAGGATAAACGCAGAAGGAAAAGAATTATTTGCTTCTCTGTACGCCGTTGAAAATATCTTAAAGGTGTACGAAGAAAAGTATCATCGGCTGGTAGACCGTATCCCCAGCATAACGGTATGCAAGCGCCTGTTTCCGAGTGTGAAGTTACTGCCGACTGATCGGTGTAAAAAGAGAGCGACGGCATGGCAGAAGCACTTTTGATGGCAGAGTACGCAAGGAGGCACTTTTGATGGATGAGAAAAAGATACTTGACGTAACGTGCGGATCCCGATCGATATGGTTTAATAAGCACCACCCGGCGGCGGTTTACTGCGATAAAAGAGAAATTGAAATGACGGGCATATGGGGAAGTGGGGAGGGGCAGAGCGAACGCAAGTGCATCATCAAGCCCGATATAGTATGCGACTTTACACAGTTACCTTTCCCGGACAACGCTTTTGCGCTTGTTGTTTTTGACCCGCCACACCTCACAGGGGCAAAAGAAACATCGTGGCTGGTTAAAAAATACGGGAAGCTTGACGACAACTGGCCACAAATGCTGCATGATGGGTTTGCGGAATGTATGAGAGTGTTGAAACCCGACGGAGTGTTGATTTTTAAATGGTCGGAGTACGATATTCCGGCTGAAAAGGTTTGGAAAGCCATTGGCCAAAAGCCACTATTTGGGCACCACAGCGGGAGAAAAAGCAAAACCTTTTGGGGGTGCTTTATGAAACTGGAGGGAAAATGCAAGAACTAATCGACAAAGTACAAGAACTCGTTGCCTTTGAACTGGAGAGGGCTAACACCATCCACCCGCCGAAGTTTAACAGCTATCACGAAGCGTATAAGGAGGAAATTTTAAGTGGAGTACAAAGTAGAGGTATTGGAAAAGGCCGTTAAAACTTATGGTTGTATGCACCAGACGATAAAGGCCGTAGAAGAATTGAGCGAATTGCTTGTCGCACTGAACAAGTGGCTGGGTATGTCGGAGAACGAAAATATTGCAAAATTTCACGCAAAACACAACATCAGGGAAGAGTGTGCGGACGTGGAAATCATGCTTAGTCAGTTAAAGATAATCTTCGGCGACTGGTCTGGCTGGACGCGCTACAAGATGGACAGATTGGAGGATCGGATCAATGCAATCAACGGAACGAAAGAGAATGACTGCTGAAGAGCGGGAATTGTTCGCTGCACTGTTCGCGCTGGATAATATTCTCGGCAAGTTTTCCGGAGGATATCAGAGGCTATGTCAGCGCGTACCCGGATGCTGGCGGGACTACCGCATAGCGCAGAGCAGGATAGCAAGTGTTATCACAAGGCTGCTGGATACCGTGCCTGTAGAGCAGCTATTGACCGTCAAGCGACAACTCGACCTAACCGAAATCCGCATAGGCATTAAATCCGCAGCGGGCCGGGACAAGAATTATTGGGTGATGAGCTATGACGATTTAGCCGATCTTGCAGAGTACGCCACCAAAAACGAGTGCTTTTGCTGCGACGGGGCGAAAAACAACTGCCGGTTAAGGCAAATCTTGAAGGAGCTGCCTATTCAGGGTGTAAGCAAGCTGATAGTGAACTGTTGGAGGGAAGAATGAGAGTAGAACTTCTGGAATATCCGGGCGAGCGTGACTGGATAGAGGTATACCGCAGGGCGTTAGTGACGGTGGGAAAGGATACCGTAAAAATCCCCTCGGACGAGTGGAAAAGGAAAATTCTTGCGGCGCGGCATTCGCCGATACGGTATTTAAGATTCTCTTTTTTGATAGAGCTGCCGTATTGGGTAAGCGTCCACCTCTGCCGCCATACTCACGCTCAACCGTATGTTAAGACGCAGAGAAATGACCGACAGCATGAATACGACAGGAACGCCGCACGGCAGGATGAACCCGTGTTGATGATATGGGACATGAACGCCGAAGAGCTTTTGACGATAGCCAATAAAAGACTATGCTTCCTTGCGGCAGAAGAGACAAGAAAAGTAGTTGAAAATATGCGGCTGATGGTGAACGAAAAATGCCCTGAATTTAAGGATTACCTTGTGCCTATGTGCGAGTACGCAGGGTGTCACGAAATGAAGCCGTGCGGGAGGAAATCAAATGTGGGTGAGTAATCGAATGGCAATCCTTGTCTTAGAGGGAATGGCTGTTGAATACGTTGGAGTGCTGGGCGGCATGAACGAAGAAGACCCATACTGCGAAGATATTATGCGCAAGATTGCGGCGATAGATAAGGCATTGCAAGCGTTAAGAAAGGAAGAAACATGACCCGCCGAGAACAGATGATGGAGTGTGCCGAGGCAATGGAGCAGGGAATGCTTCATACTCAAATCACCCGCGATATGTGGCAGAATGATTTAATCTGGTGGATATGCAAAGCTGTGAAGTTACTGCTGGAGGAAAGGATAAGGGACAATGAGTAAATATGTAAACGTTGATGCTTTTGTAGAAGCACTTTGTAAGACGCTATCCACATTGAGAAAACAAAAAGACAATACGCCCGAATCAATAGCGTTTCTCAAAGGAGCGCAAGTAGTGGCAAAAGAGTTAATGAAATTTCCTGCCGCCGACGTGGTAGTACGATGTAAAAACTGCGTACATTATCATCCTTGCCAAGTGGAGCTGGCTGATGGTAGTGCGCCGGATTGGGGCATCTGCGACCAGCCGTGGTTTAACGATGATAAAAACGACGTTGATGAGATGTTTTACTGCGCTTCGGGCGAACGGAGGGAGGACGGAGGGACAATGAGTGATTGCATTAGTCGGAAAGCAATTATAGACAGGGTGGAAAAACAATATTGTGCCCCATGTAAGCGGCAAGACGGTGATCTTGATGAAGACCATTGCTGTTCTTGTGTGATTAATGACGTGCTTGAAAAGGTACGAAGAATCCCTGCCGTTGATGTTGCCCCGGTGCGGTCTTGGAAGTGGGTAATCAGAAATAAATAGAAGACGATGATTGGGAAATATTACCTGAATGGACTTGCCCTGTATTTCAATAGTGCACAATCCTACTGGGGAGTTGAAGGATTTTAAGGAGGAATGGAAATGATTAAAGTTAAGTATTCGGCACTTGTTGAAATTAAATTTGAAGTGAGTGAGCAAGTCTCCGGGGTTATGTCGTTTGAAGAGATAGCAAAGAGATTCGATGGTGGCAGATTTATGGATGATGGTGTACGACATTGTATTACAGAAGGATTTAACAATGTGGGTTTGACCGTAAAGGTAACACGAAAAAACGCTGAGCTATGGAAAGAGGATTAAAGAGTGACAAAACAGGAGGAATGATTATGAACGAAGTAAAAGACTACCCACCTTATCTGGACTACCCAAAATCATACACAGCGAGTGCGGATGAGCACAAACACAAGATAAAAACATCATTCGCCAGAATTGTCGTTGAAGGAACACCTGAAAAGCCATATTACAACATTGAATACTTTGACCCAATGGATAAAGAATACCATATTGGGTTTGGCTCATACTACCTTGATAATGTGTTTAATTGGCTTGCAGAGGAATTCGAGATCACAGAATCCCACACAGACACTGACACTGACTGCATCAGCAGAGCAGCGTTGATTGCCCGATATGATGCGGAGCATGTTGGCCCACCGGGCAGAGCAAGGGAATTGATGGTAACTGCGCCTGCTGCCAATGTTGTTCCGGCTGTGGAACTTGAAGATTTGAGAGCTAAGTATCACGCGCTCGTTGCTGAAAAAGACAAGAACAGCGGAGATGTGGCTGAAACGTATACAACCGGGTATCGATATGGTCACAGAAACGGACAGATTGAATTGCTCCAACAGATTTTGGGCATTTTCGATGGTGTAAGCGAGCCGGAGGAAACAAATGAGTAAAGAATATATAGGCCGCGAAGAAGTGATATTGGCAGTAAGACACGCATGGGCAAAGGGGCTTGAGCCGACGCAATACATCGAGCAAATCCCTGCCGCCAATGTTGCGCCTGTGGTGCATGGGCGGTGGATTGAGGATCACGATTATCTCAAATGCCCAGAGTGCAGCGTGATGGTTAAGTGGGATTTTACATTTTTCGATATTGGGGATTGGAATTACTGCCCCAACTGCGGAGCTTATATGATGGGAAAAAACAATGGTAAATGTGAATAGGTATGGTGGTGTCTGCAATGTAGACAACCCTGATAAAAGAGTTTACAACCTTTGGTATGGGATGCTACGCAGATGCTATGATAAAAAGCAACATGAGAGAGACAGAGGAAAAAGCTACGCTGATTGTGAAGTATGTGATAGATGGTTGAATTTTAATCTTTTCGCAAGCGACATAACACGTTTAGCGGGGTACAATAACTGGCTAAACAAAACAGGATATTGCCTTGATAAGGATATAATTAACCCCGGCAACAAGGTTTACAGTAGGGCTAACTGTTGCTTTGTGTCTTATACGGAAAACATTAGAGACATTCACAAAAGAAAGCCACAGAATATAGAACGGCTTCACGAAATGAATAAGACGGGGTATGTGCTGGAAAAGGATGGTGAGGATTTAATATTTGAATCGGAAAAGGCCGCATGTGAATACTTGGGCGTTGTAAAGTGTTCGATTTCGTCTTGTTACCGCCGTGGGGTTAAGTGCAAGGGCTATAAAATAGCGAAAATGGATAAGGAGGAAACCGATGAGCGAATTTAGCAAAGGCGATATTGTTTGCAACAAATATGCTGGTCCAGATAATCCATACCGATATTTGATGTATTTGGGCAAAAGTACAATCACGCAGGGGCGGTATCGTCACAAAGGTTATACTTGTTTGGCATACGACGGACGCAAAATTCAACTGTTTAGAGAAAATGATCCTTTGTATTTGGTGGGGCATCTGCCGGAGTTTCATAGTTTTTTATCAGCATTAAGAGAGTTGAAGGATTTTAAGGAGGAGGAAAAATGAAACGAGCAATAGCAATAACAATATTAACCCTGCTGACCCTCGCCCTGTGCGGGTGCGTAAAGGCCGAGGCTGGTATTTATAGGTTCCAAACACTGGAAATGGGTCTATCGTATGACATATATGTTGACACTCTAACAGGGGTGCAATATCTACAACTAAATAATCGCGGCGTATGCGTAGTGGTAGACCCAGAGGGAAGGCCGCTGATATGGGAAGGCGCGGAATGAGCTATGAATTACTGCGGCCTGATATATGGGAGTGTATACGGCGCGGGGGCGGATACTGCCCCTGCGCGATAATCAAGGATGAGGAAAGCAGATGTATCTGCAAGGAGTTCAGAGAAGGTCAGGAAACTAACTGCCATTGCGGCGTATGGAGGAAACATGACGATAGGGCAGAGGATACGAATGTACCGAGAAAAGAAGGGCAAGTCGCGGGCTGCGATGGAGCGTGAAACCGGCATAAGCGCGGCGACCATTTATCACTATGAGATGGACGGCATGGAGCCGACCGCGAGCAGAATCATATGGTTGGCAGATTATTTTAACATAACGGCAGATGAATTGTTAAGGAGGGACTAATGACGAAACGCGAACAACGGGCATACATCAGGCGTTTGCTTGTTCGTTGGGGGAAAGCCAAGAGAAACGCGAAAGAAATAGATAAAAAAATAGCCAGCATCAAAGAGAGAATGGAAGCGGTAGCGGATATCCGCCCACAGGTTTTATCGGGTATGCCGCACGGCAGCGACATTACCGACCCGACTGCCCGGAGCGCTATAAAGCTCATGGCGGCAAAGGAGCGGTATAATCTGCAAATGGCTGAAATGCTGGAAAAAATAAACGATGATATGTCATTCGTAGCGTTCATGGATGCCGCATTAGATGAGTTCCCCGCGAACCAGAGAAGGGTAATCGAGTTGAAATATAACTTTTACGAACATTTCTATTCGCGGGATATGCCGTCTAATACCAGGGTAGGTGTAAAAATGGATAAATCCCCCAAAGCAATAGAACACCTTGAAGAACGTGCGATAGACAGAATGATGAAATACATAGACATACCGGAATAGGAGGAAACAATGAGAATAAGCGATTTGCCATTCGGAAGCAACATCAAAATCCCCGAGCGCCGCGAGGATGGAACCTACGAGCTGGCTGCCTACACCCTTGGTTGCCTCAATAATTTTGACGTAGGCACCGCAGGGCTTATCCGCAAAGACATACACAGCTTGTGCCGGTTCGGCGGTAGCACAGAGTACGCCGGATCAGACCTGGACAACCGCATGACCGACATATACGACAGCTACCCCGACGAGCTTAAGGAGCTGATTATCCCCAGCACGTTCTCACTGTATAACGGCAGCGGTGTTGAGAATATAACTCGTAAAGTATTTGCCCCCACACTGACCATGGTAGGCTGCGGCGACAATCACGGTGTGGGCGAGGGCTTTACGTGGCCTATATTTACTGGCTGGAATAGCCGCAAAAAGACCCTAAACGGCGTTGAACGCGGCTGGTGGCTTTCCACGCAGGGCTCCTCTGGCGTCGCGTGGCGCGTCGGTGCGGGCGGCTCCGCCGGCTACGGCTTCCCCTCGGGTTCGGGCGGGGTTGTCTCCGCTTTTGTAATCCCTCAATCGGTACAGATCGACGACACACCAGATAATGATGGCAGTTACAGATTGACAGTGCTGAGATATGCTTGATTCAGGCTTTTACAACATGGACTGTATGGAGGGAATGAAACAATTCCCCGACAAGTTTTTCGACCTCAACTAAAAAAAGAGGTTAGCGCCGATGACAAGGGACAAGATTTGTCGCTAACCTCACGTGCCACATCAGGCAGATAAATTGTATCATGTCTGCCTCCTGCGGTCAAGGAAACGGACGTTTACTATAATTACAGATGATGAAAGGAGTTACAATGAACGAATTACAGATATTCAATAACAATCAGTTTGGAGAAATAAGGACTATTGAGGACAACGGTAAAGTGCTGTTCTGTGCAGTTGATATTGCAAGAGCGTTAGGTTATAGCAATCCACATGACGCAATCGGTAGACATTGCAGGGGGGTAGTGAAACGCGAGGGGGTCTCCGTTACTACAAATCAACATGGAGTGTCTACCGAACAGGTGAATGAGATGTCCTTTATTCCCGAAGGTGACGTTTACCGCCTTATCACACATAGCAAACTTCCCACGGCAGAAAGGTTTGAAAGATGGGTGTTTGATGAAGTCCTGCCCTCTATCCGTAAACATGGTATGTACGCCACGCCGACCACGATAGAACAGATGATAGCCGACCCCGCCAACGCTATAAAGGTGTTTTCAGCCCTTAAACAAGAGCAGGAGCGGCGGAAGGAACTTGAAGCGACAGTAGAACACAACGCCCCTAAAGTGCTGTTTGCGGAGGCCGTGCAAGCCTCACACGATAGCTGCTTAGTGGGACAGCTTGCAAAGATGATACGCCAGAACGGGAAGCCCATAGGGGCTAACAGAATGTTCGCATGGTTGAGGGATAACGGCTGGTTATGCAAGAAGGGCGAAAACTGGAATATGCCCACCCAAAAGGCTATGGAATCCGGCTATTTTGAGATAAAGGAAACGGTGATAGCTAACCCTGACGGAAGCACCAGAATAACACGCACCCCGAAGGTAACGGGGAAAGGGCAGATTTATTTCATCAACTGGTTTTTGAGGGGAGAAAATGAAAATAGCTGTATATTCCATAGCTAAGGACGAAGAAAAATTCGTTGACAGGTGGTATGAGACGGCAAAAGAGGCTGATTATGTCTGCGTTCTCGATACGGGGAGCGCAGACAAAACCGTTGATAAGCTGAAATCATACAACTGCATCGTAAAAACCAAAATCATACAGCCGTGGAGATTTGATGTAGCGCGAAATGAATCATTGAAAATCATACCGGAAGATGCGGACGTGTTGGTATGCCTCGACCTTGACGAAATCATACAGCCCGGCTGGGCGGAAATCATACGGAAAAACTTCCACGGGACGCGGGGAAGATATTTATATGTTTGGAGCCATGAATCATACGGCAGGGACGGAGTATCATTCAACGCCGATAAAATTCATACAAAATCATACTACTGGAAGAATCCCGTTCACGAAGTGCTGAAATCATACGGTGAAGAATCATACTGCGATTTGCCGTTGAGGGTTGACCATTGGCCCGATGAGAAGAAAAGCCGAAGCAATTACCTGCCGCTTCTGGAGCTGGCGGTTAAGGAAGAGCCGGAGAACGACCGAAACATGCATTACTTAGGCCGCGAATATATGTTCCATCGTGAATACAGTAAGGCCATTGAAACGCTGGAAAAACATCTTGCCCTTAGAAGTGCCGTGTGGCCGCCTGAACGGGCCGCCAGTATGCGTTTCATTGCTCGGTGTAAAATCATGCAAGGAAAACAATTAGAGGCCGAGGCGTGGTTACAGAGGGCTATAATCGAGGCTCCCGAATACCGTGAAGCATGGTTTGAAATGATGAAAATCATGTATCATGCTAAAAACTGGAAATCATGCATCTACTACGGCGAATCATGCGTGAACATACGGGAAAGGCCGTTATCATACATCTGCGAGCCTGACCCGTGGGGGCCGCTGCCGTTTGATATGCTGTCCATAGCCTATTATAACACAGGCCGCCTCAGAGAAGCCCTGGAAGCGGCGAATCATGCGTTGATGTACGGCCCCGATGATAGAATCATGCAGAACGTGAAAATCATGCAATCATATATCAGGGAACCGTCCTAAGGTCTCCCGAATGACCCCCAGCCGGAAATCATATATCCCCACGCCGTCGCACTCTCGGCGGTAGATACGGGCGGCAGCGCGAGCCTGGGCGAGGGTGCTAAACTCCCGCCGCTCGTCGTGCCCCTCGCCCCTCGTCCATGTAATAACCTGATAACGCATATTGTACCTCTTATATCATTATCCCAAACTTTGCCGCCAGCAGCTCCCGCCGCGCGTGGGGGATCGGTTTGACCCCGGCACACCACGAATGCACTGCGGCCTTGCTTACCTCACAGGCCTCGGCGGCCTGCTCCAACGTCAGGCCACGGGTCTTGAGTTGATCCCGCAAATACTCGCCGTCGCCGAGCACGGGAGCACACCGGCCCTGCATATATGCAAGCTCCCACATGCCTTGCTGGTTGAGCGGCAGCGCGTGGACGTCCTCGGTTATGTCCTCTGCGCCTTGCAACGCGTCCCGAATAGCTCTATCGACCTCCGGGGTGAGCTTGCGGTTAACGATCATATACCGCAAGCCCTCACCGAGCCCACGGATGGGCCACATATTAGCTGTCTGCACCCGGCAGTGCGCCCCGATGATGTCGGGGAGCTGCGCCGCCATTATACCATATGCCCGACCCAGGGCCTTAACCGTGTTGTCTGTCATGTGCTCACCTCCGTTAATCCTGCATGATCCAGACGCGATAATCAGTTACGGACATAACGGCCCAGCTGCCGTCAACCTCAACCACAACCTCATCACCACGGCAATTTTCCATCGCCTCGTCATACGTGTCAAAATGTACCATTTCCATATCCTCCTTTTTGCCGCCGGGCTTGTGACCGGCCTGCCGCATTACCGCCCTTGCGGGCGTCACTCTGCGTTATATTGCCTTATAGCCATTCTCGGATACATGCGCCTCGGCAATTATTTTAACGTTTGCCAGCAGCGGCTCCCCATCGCTCCCGGTGCCGACCACATCACCAGTCACAAAATATATATTCGCTCCGCACATCAGGTAGTTGATCTCCGCCCCCTGCAGTGCGCCGTAACATTTGTAGCAACCCGTTATCCCGTCATACGTGGTATCATAGGCGGATATGCCGGCCTCCGTCTCGCCGGTGGCCCAGTTAGTAGACCGCCCTCCCCGCGGTAACTCGCCGAATCGTATATATATATCGCAATCATAGGGCCTAATCATGTTGGCTATGGTGGCCGCTATCTCGTCATCGTGATCATGCCCAAACTCTGGCACACAGCTACCCGCCTTGCACTCCTTGACTATTTCTCCAGCCCAGTTGTAATCGCGCCACGCTAACCCGCGCCATGCCCTGATGCCGTCGGCAGCTGTGCCGTATACTATCACGTTCTCGTCCCTCGTCATCATTGTCGTGTGCTCCTCTCTTGTTATGTCTGTATTATATACCTGCCAGGTTAAAAAGTCAACCGAAAAGATAAATAAACTAAAATAATAAGGCAAAAACTTTTGATGCGGGGGTTTGCGGGGGTAAATACCTATTATAATATCAATATGGAGTATTAGACCGAACCCCGAAGGGGCGGAAAAAAATAAAAAAAGAAAAATTGAAAAGATTGTCAAAGTCCCCCCATAAAGGGGGGATAAACTATCGCAATAAATAGATTACCGTTGCGGATTAAGGAGGTGTAACGTATGGCAAGCAGCAAAGAGCAGTATAGAGGCCAGCCACGACAGAGGCCAGAGCTCACCGAGGAGCAAAAAAAGGCGATCCGGTTATGGGTATGGGGTGAGGAGCAGGAGGACGGCAGCACCCATTATATAGATACCAAATCAGAGTTGGCCCAAAAGGTAGGGGTACACAAATCCAATATAACCCGGTGGTTCAACGAGTTCTCTCTGTTTGCGGAGGAGCTGGACAGGCAAACCGCACTGCGCAACGCGCAGGATGATAAGTTCTACCAGCGCATGAGGGCAAGGGCGCAACTTGTGCTACAAAAAAACCTAAACGCCCCCTACGCGCGGGATTCTACCGCCGCCGCTCTGGCTATTCTGAGTCGCTGTGGGGACGTTGACGGGGTGCGGGTAGAGGTCGCCCAGGCCGACGCTGATAGAGTGGTTAGAGGCGGTTTTGGGCGGTCTGACGGTGATGTATAGCGTTTGCATAGTCTGTATATTTCCGGCTCAAGTATTCGTTAAAGTGTAGTTTAACGAATAGTTATAAAACAAAATGTATAAAGTGTTGAATAATACGGGGTTAGTACCTGCATACTGTGTATATATATGCAAAAGTGCTGTTGAATAACCCCGTTTATACACCGCAAAAATGTATGTATATGCTGCATAATCGGAGGGGGGTGCCACGGGGGGTGGTTTTTGTAGGGGGGACGCGCCAAACATATAGCTCCCCGCACATTTTTTCTCCCCCACAAAATGGACATTTACACAATTTGTGCCAAGTATAATGTTGACCCTAACGATGTGGTCTACTACTTCAAGCTGCGTAACGGTGAACCGCGCCTTATCCTCAAGGACGATTTCAACGATGTGTACGCCTGCACCCTCGATGAGAAAGCGAGAGTGCAGCTCATTTTCGGCGGACGCGGCTCCGGCAAATCGAACCACATTGTAAGGGAGATAGTAGCCGATACCTATAACGGCCATAATTGGCTTGTGTGCCGTTATTACAAGGTAGACTTAAGAACCTCTTGCTTTAATGAAATAATCTCTGTAATAGATGAATGGGGGCTTACAGACGAGTTTTCTGTTGACAAGTCCACCATGACCATTACCTGTTTGTATAACGGTCGTCAGATAATCTTCGGTGCGTTAGAGGAAACGCGGAGATTGAAATCGTTGAAGCCGAAGAAAGGTATATTGACTGATATATTCATGGAGGAAGGTGACGAATGTCCTTCTTATGAGGCGTTTGAAGTTCTGGATAACTGTTTGAGAGGCATTGATAAGGACGCGAAGCTGAGAGGGCAACCGCAGCCGAACAAGAGGATAATAATGGCGTTCAACCCGTTTCCTGAAACGCACTGGCTTTATAAGGTCTTTTTTGAACCCTTGTGGCATCACCCCGATGTGAAGTCGATAGACGAACTGAAAGCTCTGACCCTGAAAGACAAGACCGCAAGAGGTGTAGTTGAAGGTTCAGATGTTTTTATTTTGAAAACGACCTATGCCGACAACCGTTTTCTCACCGAGGAAGATATTCAGAAAAGGGAGCAATCCACCGGGCAAAGATTGTGGGTAGATACGTTAGGGAATTTTGGCAGATTAGGTTCTACCGTGTTCGAGCGCGGAAAGCACTGGAATATTGCAGACCTGTCCGGCAGGGAATTTAGGAATATCCGTGTCGGCAGCGACTTCGGATATAATCACCCCTGCGCTTTCGTTAAGTGTTCGCTGGATAAGCATAACCACAAGATATATGTGTTTGATGAATTATTCGTGAACGAGGTCACTACCCGCCAATACGGGGAGCTGATATACAATAAGGCATTGGGCCATGTAGTGTACTGTGACGCGGCGGAGCCTGACCGTATCAAAGAGCTTAAAGAGATGGGTATCCATGCGGACAAATGCAAGAAGGGCAAAGCCAAGGGGGCGAAGTCCGCTATCACCCGAAGAATAGACTGGTTGCACGACTATGAAATAATAATCGACCAGAAATGTGTGAACCTAATAGGAGAGTTTAAGGTTTATCGGTGGAAAACGGATTCCGCCGGACAGAAGTTAGACATACCGGAGGACGCGGACAACCACGGCATAGACGCGCTTTCATATGCCCTGGGATATGATATATTTGCCGGTACTAAGCTTATCGGCGGAGGTAGGATACTGTGACAGAAATGATTTTAACGCGGGAAGAAGCCCGCAGGATAAACGGGGATAACATAAGAACTGTATTCGGCTGTGCGCTGGAGGATTCCATTCTGAAAAGGTGCGATATGTATAAGGAGTACGACTGCGTTGATCTGAATGGCATATATTCCCCTATCCCTAAATACGCGGTAGACATAGCCGCCGGGTACTTCATAGGCTCACCGTGCAAATATTATGTTCAGACGAATACGGTAGTCAAAAAGACTTCCGATGTTGCCGGGCGGCCTAAGATGCAGTTTGAGGACTTGCCCGATAAGAATCCGAGGGACGACGCATATTTGAACCGCTATCGTGCGATAATGCGCCGGAACCACGAGGACAAAGAGAATATGCGGCTTGCCACTTCCGCACTGATATGCGGCACGGCATACGAACGGATATACGCTTCTAAAAGGGACGGCCTGATAGCTCCAAAGTTCAAGCCCGTGGATCCCCGAAAGGCAATGCTGTTCCACGACCAGACCATAGACCGCAATCCCACGGCTTTTATCATTCGAGAAGAATATTTTTCGCTCGTGGACAATCGGAAGTATGAAACCTATGAGCTGATTACGGATGACCGCTGGACAAAGTATATATTTGACGGTAACGTTCGGGAAGAACCCGCCACAGCTTCCGAAATGGCGCTGCTTAAGACCTGCGGCATACCCATTGTAGAATACCCCATGCCAAACAGGGAGGGGTATTTTGAAAAGGTTCTTCCATTGGTTCACGCGAGAAACGCCATTCTGAACAACGTTTCCAACACGTTTAAATATAACGATGAGGCCATTCTTCTTATGATTGGCTACATGCAGCCAGAAACCGATGAGGACGAAGAAGAACTCCACGAAAGGCTGTCCAAATTCAAAACCTTATATCTGGGCGAGGATAATAAGGTTGAATGGCTGATAAAGAATGTTGACATACAATCCATCCAAGGGTACTTCGACATTCTGACTGGCGATATATACGCCTCTTTAGGCCAGACTAACCCCACTGAAATAGCCGAAGTGTATCAGAATATCCAGGCCGTCAGATACCAGAACTACGGCATGGATAACACGATAATAGCGTATGAACGTAACTTTGAAAAAGGTCTGCTGGAGGGCAGGGCGCAGAAGATAACCGCGCTGATGAATGAGGGAACCGCCAACCACTATAATTGGGAAGTGTTAGATGTGGCGTTCGCAAGGAATATTCCTTCCTCTATGACGGACGAGGCGCAGTTTATGACCCAAGTCAAGGGCTCCGGGCTACTTTCAGATAAGGACATTCTTGATATGGTGTCTTTCGTGGAGGATTCCGAGGCCGCTCATCAGCGGAAGCTTGAACAGGATAAGCAGGAGGCAAACGAAATAGCGGAGGCAATGAATGTACGAGTACGGGGACGAACGGGCGAAGAGCCTGAAAAAAACAATAACGAGGGCGTTTCTGAAAACTAAGGAAACGCTCTTTTATATTGATTCCAACACAAAGGTAATCGACCAGATAAATCTTCTGTACAGAAAAATCCTGAGATTATCCGAAGAAGCGTACTTGGATATAGCCAAGAAAGCATACGCAGACCATAACGGGCCGGATAGGATACTCGAAGCGTGGGTAATAGGTATTCTGGACGATTACGACCCTGTTGTTAAATACGTTTTCACAAAAGAACTGGAACGAAAGGGGGCAAGATTGGCTGAATCCATAATCGCAGATGCCGAGTACTCCGGCAAAGACCCCCCTACCGTCAATTATCCCCCTATAAAGCAGGATTTCACGCGGGGATTGAACTATGTGACATGGCAAACAGACCAATTCGCCATCACCATTGAAGATAAGACCGCAATAAGGGCCTTTAAGGACAACGGTTATAAAAAAATCAAGTGGCACACACAGAACGATGAAAAAGTTTGCAAAGAGTGTGAAGAACGCAACGGAAAAATTTATCCAATAGACAAAATACCGACAAAACACCCTAATTGCCGGTGCTATTTTACGCCAGAGAAGGCATAAATCCCATTTTGTCAGAGAAGACATAAATCCCAAAGGAGAAAAAATGAAAATAGACATTACCAAAATGGAAGGCTATCGGGAAGATATGACCGCCGAGGAAAAGCTTGCGCTTTATTCCTCTTATGAATTTACACCTGATTACACAGGATATGTAAAAAAAGATGTATTCGACAAAAAAGCCTCCGAGGCCGCCGAGCTGTCGAGAAACCTTAAATCCTATAAGGAGAAAGAAATGACGGACGAGCAGCGCAGAGCCGAAGCGGAAAAGGCCGCAAAGGACGCGGAGAACGAATACAAGACTAAGATTTGCAGTCTTGAAATAGGCAAGATATTTGCCGGAGCAGGGCTGAAAGAGGACGATTTCCCCGAAATACCTACATTCACGGAGACGGATAAGGCTACGGCCTTTGCGAACTCCATCGTAAAGCTTCTGTCCGCCAAGGTGATCGCGGCGGAGCAGAAAGCGAAAACTGACCTTCTGGGCGGCGGCACACCCCCTGCTTCCGGGGCAGAGGCAAATGAAGCCGCTCAACTCAAAGCGGAGTGGGCGGAAGCTGTCAAGTCGGGCAATATGCTTAAACAAGTGCAGCTTATGACCCTCGCGCAATCCAAAAAAATAGACTTAACTTAAAGGAGAAAATATCATGGCAAACGCCCCTATAATGAGTTTTGCAGTACCTAACTATTCCGGCCTGCTCTACACCAAGAGCAACACCCAGACCCCGTTTATAAACCTTATAGCGGAGCCTCAGTACACCAATCACGTTCAGTTCGCGGTAGATCAGGAGTATTCCCTTGACACTCCCTCCCAGCCTGCAATATCCGAGCAGGCATCAATGACCGCGCCTGACACCAAGAAGATAACCCGCACCCAGCATACCAACGTGACCCAGATATACCAGAGGGCTTGCGAGATTTCCTATGCCAAGGAATCTAACATGGGTACTATGAGCGGTATCAACATAGCCGGTCAGCAGGCGAACCCCGGCGACGAGTGGAACTGGCAGATTTCCCGCCAGATGCTCAATATCGCCAACGATATAGAGTTCACTTCATTGCAGGGCGAGTATAACGCCGCTACCACCGATGCTACCATCAACAAGTCCCGTGGTATTCTTACCGCGCTGACCACCAACGTCATAGACGCGAAGGGCTCAGGTTCTACCGCTGTCGCGCTGACCAAGGCTATGATAAAGTCACTGGTCAAGTCCATCTTTGACAACGGCGGCGACGTGAACGGCATGATACTGATGTGCAATTCCTTCCAGAAGGCGGCTATTTCCGCGCTGTATGAGGGTTCCATGCAGATGCCGGATTCCCGCATGGAGGCTGGTGTGAACGTGACCCGCCTTATCACCGACTTCGGCGATGTAGGCATAGTTCTTTCCCGCGCCATGCCCAAAGACCAGATACTTCTTTTCCGTCGTGATGTAGTGCATCTTGTAGAGCAGCCCACCCCCGGCAAGGGCAACTTCTTCTTTGAGGAACTGGCTAAGAACGGCGCGGGCAAGAAGGGCGAGATATTCGGCCAGGTAGGTCTGAACTACGGCCCCGAATGGCTCCACGGCAAGATAACCAACCTCACCACTGAATAACCATGAAATTCTATCAGGGGAACAAAACGAGTATCCCCTTTGATGTGAAGGAAGATAAGGCCATAGCACAGTTTGTGCGTGGCCTTTTTGAGACTTCCAACGAAGCGACGATAAGAAAGCTTATCGCCCTGGGATACGAACACGAAGGAGAGTTTAAGGAAGAAGAACCCAAGCGGCGGGGCCGCCCCAAGAAGGAGGAATAAATGAATGAGGTAATGGTAAACAACGTAAAGCTTCAAACGGGTGCGCCGGACGGCGTTATCCTGATGTTTTTGGAGCGGTATACCGCAATAGCGTGTGCCATTACCCGCTACAAGGAGCCTCCGAAGTGGTTAGAGCCCTATATAGAGGACGCGGCGGTAAAGGCGATAGGGAAGATGGGCGCAGAAGCCTTTAATTCCCAGTCTGCGGCGGGAGTGTCCACTAACTATATAGATATTACCGAGAACCTTAAACAGACTTTAAAAGGCAAAATGAACCCGTTAGGAGCGGTATATGAGAGCGAAGGATAAGAAGGACGTTTATGTGCTTGCCCCCATTAAGGAGACGGTGAACGGGCAGACAGTTGTTTCGGAGTGGGCCTTAGTCAGACGGTATAAACTTGTGGCTAACTCTGCCGGAAGCGCAGAGGATATAGCCATGTACGGCGAACGTATCAAGGAATATATCAAAATCTGCAAAGACCCCTCCGACGGGCCTGTTCAGATAGTCGAGGGTGACGGAATCTGCTTGAACGACCCGCAGGAAACGCCGAGCTATATTGTGGAATCCGTCAATTCCGCCCGTGGGTTCTCGACATATACGGCAAAGAAGTATGTTTAACGCCAAAGTTAAAGTCATAAAGAGGTTTGAAAGGCCGGATATTCAGTCTGCCATCCGAAAAGGGACAGAAAGCGGCGGCAAGGAAATGGCGGATATAGCGATTTCTATGGTTCGCGTTGATTCGGGAGAACTGAAAAACTCGATAGAGTTTACCATTTTCGATGAGAAAACCGGAACCGTAAAGGGAAAGGTGCATACCGCAGCTATCCCGCAGGCTATGACGCTAGAATACGGTACGGGTATTTATAACGAGTTGGGTTCTTCGGCAAAAATCCCGTGGTATGTCCATGAGAGCATGGCAGACCTGAGCAAGTACAACTTTGAGACCGTCCTAAGCAAGAAGGGACTGTTCTACAAAGTTTATGGCGCACACCCTCACCCCTATATGAAGCCCGCCTTTGACGCGGCAAAGGATTTTGTTGTTCAGTCCGTGGCGGACGAGATAAGGAAACTGCTATGACGAATATCTATAAGGACGCTCAGAAGTATCTTAACAAAAAACTTAAAGTTGAGGTTCAGCCGGAATCTGACGAAACCCCCGAAAGGTATCCTATCGTGACATTGAACATCACACAGGAGACATCGGTAAAATCCTTAGAGGGCGAAGCGCTTCCCGCCACCTCAATAAGATGTGGTGTGTGGGGCGAGACCTACATAAGCACCAAGGGATTTACAGGCGTTCTCGATTTGGCTGACAAACTCCACGCCGCAATGTTGGAAAAACACTATATCAAGACACGCTCGACAGAGCCATACCGCGACGCAAACGGGAAATGGCACGTCAACGTAGTCTATTTCAAGAAAACAAAAACGTTCTAAAGGAGAGAAAATATGGCACAGTATCAGGCTTCCGTAGGCCAGCGCGTATTTTATGATACCGCTTACACTATGGCAAACAAGACCGAGATAGCCGGTCTTACCCAGACCCCCGATAAGGGCGGTTCGCCCTCCGAGGTTTCCGTAAACATTATATCTGAATATTTCGTGCGTAACCTTGCCGGTCAGCAGGAAATGCCCGTGTTTGAGTATTCCTTCGTCCCCGACTTCACCGCCGAGACCGGCAATATGGCGAAGATGGGACTTCTGGTCGGTGATGTTATCTGGATTTACGAAGAGTACGAAATCCCTTCCGAGGCTACCAAGCTCGGCACCGGTATTCTTTACAAGGGCAAGGTCGTATCCATGTACGCAGGCGGACAGCAGGCGAACAACGCCCAGACGGGCGCATTCTCCGTCAACCTTGTCGGCGATTCCGTGTATATCGCATTCCAGGGCGAAACGACTTCCTATGTTGACCTGTTCAACGGCAAAACCGTAACTACCCCCGTATAAAGGAGAACAACATGAATATCGGTGAATTTGAACTTAAAGCCTCCTGCAAGGCTTATTGCGACCTCAAACAGAAAATCGGCGCTCCTAATCTCAAAGTAAAGTTCCTCACCGCTTACGAGCAGGGCGATTTGGATTTCTTTGCAGATGTGGTAATGTCGTTTGCAAACCCCAAGCCTAAGAGCAAGCAGGCCGTGTTCGATGAGTTTGATAAACTCATGGAGCAGGGTACTTACATGGAGGACATCTATACCGAGCTGGTGAACTTCGCTTACGGCATGGGTTTTTTCGGTCGTGTAGACCTGAAAGGGCAGAGCATTCAGGACTATATGAGGGAGCCCTTAAACAAGCTGGATATGTCGGCGGCAATGACCGAGGCGATAACGGCGGCGGCGGCGGACGTGGCAAAGAGCGTCGTTCGCTAAGAGAGCAGTTCGAGGACGTTAAGAAAAACATTGAAAAGGACTTCACCGATATAATCTACGATTTGCTCAAACGTGCAAGCATGGCGGGAATGCTCCCAAACCAGTTTTGGGAGCATGAACCCGCCGATATTGTAGACTATATCGAAGCCCGCGAGGAAAACCAGTGCAGGGAAATGTACTATTCAAGCGTGCTGGTATCAAGGTTTATTGCCGCCAACATAAGCAATATGTTCTCCAAGTCCAAGCACGATTTGCCGAAGTACGAAGAATTGTTTGTCCCTGCGTCGTGGGAGCGGAGCCTTGACAACAGGATAGATGAAATAAGAAATAAATTCGGAGGATATGTCCGTGGTCGTTGAAGAATTACAAATTTTAGTCGGTTGTGATGCTTCAACCGCCGAGAAGGTCTTGACCGAACTGGAGACCAGACTTAACCGATTTGTAAAGCAGTCGGCAAGTAGTATGCAGAACGCGAAGGCCATACGCGCACAAGCCGCAGCGGAAAGGGAAGCACTCAAAACCGAGGCCGCAAGGGTGAAGTACGCGAACGATATAGCCAAGTCAAACCTTGCACTTGAAGCCGCGCAGCGGAAAGCCGCACGGGCAGCCGAAATGCTCAATGAAAAGACGCGCAAAATATCCGCCAGCGCAAGCGAACAGAGCAATGCGTTTGAACAGATGGCGGACGGGCAATGTGAATCCTTAAATAAGGTTGCAGAGACCGCCGAGGAAGTAGAGCGCAGATTAGACGAGACGATGAGCAAGGTTCCTGCCGGATTCGGGACGAACGCCTATAAGGGACGTAACCCGGAAGCCGAAGCGGAAGCTTTAGTACCGAAGGAAGCCCAGCCCGTAAGCCGTGACTTAGCGGAAAAGTTTGTTAAGGAAGCGAATACTGCCGAGCTGTTCAACATGAAGCTCGATGAGCTTTATAATAAACTGCAAAGGCTCTTAGGCGTGGAAGAAAAGCTGTCCGAGGGCGGCGGCACAGGGCAGGGGCTTGAACGTGTCCGAGGGCAAATCCTGTCTGTGACCGGGCAGATACAGAAAATGAAAGAAAAGGCCAAGGAAGCCGAGGCGGAAATTGGTAATAGCGGAGGCGGATTTTCTAAACTGGTAGCGAAGGCAAAAGAAGCGGCCAAGAAAGGCGCAAATGCGTTTACTAAAATGAGCTCTTCCATTAAGAAGTCTTTTAGTAAACTGCCGTCCATAGCAAAAAGCGCGACAAGCAAAACACACGGGTTCTTTTCAAAATTAGGTAAAGCAGTCGGTAAAATCCTATCGCGAATGATTATATGGCGAAGCATAAACGCCGTGATAATGGGTGTGCAGGAAGGGTTTAAGAATATGGCGCAGGCCTCTCAAAAGGCTAATGCTACATTATCAGATCTTCAGAGCGGATTTACTTACGCAAAGAACTCTATCGCAAGCGCATTCCTGCCCGCGTTGCAAGCCATTATGCCCGTCATAACAAAAGTCACGATAGCAATAGCTAACCTGTTCAATATGATAGGCGCGATGTTTGCAAAGCTAAGAGGGCAAAGCACTTTCACAAAAGCCGCTTATGTCCAGCAGGATTACGCTAAATCCCTCAATAAATCCAACAAGGCCGCAAAAGAACTAAAAGGCACTCTTGCGGGATTTGACCAGATAAACCTTATCCAGCAGCAAAAGGACAGCGGCGGCGGTGGCGCCGGAGATATCGGTAAGATGTTTGAGGAAACCGATATAGCCGATATTCTCCCGACTGATATAGCAAAATGGATAGACAAACTTAAAGCTGCTATTGCCGCAGGTGATTGGTATGGTGTAGGTCAGATAATCGCCCAAGGCATGAATAAAGGTATGTCTATTCTGGATAACTGGATAAACAATAACCTGCGGCCTAAGGGTGTAGAAATAATGAAGGCCATTACGGACGGTATGAATGGCTTTATAGCTGATTTTGACTGGTCTTTGATGGGCAAAACCATAGCGGACGGCATGAACGCCATAACCGATATTCTATATACATTCTGGTCGCAAACCGATTGGGCCGGATTAGGGCATGGGTTAGGAAATGCTATAAACGCATGGGTAGAGAACCTTGATGTGGCACTCATAGCGGAAATGCTTAATGCTAAGTTCCGTGGCCTGTTTGACGTTGCCATTCAGACGCTTGAAACGGTGAATTGGCAGGAATTGGGCGACAAGGTAGCACAATTCATAGGAACCATAGACTGGAGCGGGCTGGTGGATAAGCTCTTTGAAGGCATCGGAGCGGCTCTCGGCGGCCTTACGGCGTTCTTTGTCGGGCTGATAGAACCTGCATGGCAAAGCGTTACGGAGTGGTGGAGGGGCATTATGGAACAAGCTGGAGGCAATGTTGTTGCTGGCCTGTTCTTGGGTATCATAGATGCTCTCGTCAATATCGGCACATGGATATATGAGCATATATGCAGGCCGTTCATCGAAGGGTTCAAAAGGGCATTTGGCATTCACTCTCCCTCTACCGTCATGGCGGAACAGGGCGGATATGTTATTCAAGGTATGCTTGAAGGTATTAAAAATGTTCTTGCCACAATCGGCGCATGGGTAGTAACCAATATCTTCACCCCCGTAATGAATGCGATTAAGAGCGCGTTCGGCATAGTGGGCGGCGCGGCTAACAAGCTCAAGGAAGTTGGTTCCGCTATTATAGACGGTATCAAGCAGGGCATAAATAACGCCTGGACTTCATTCAAAAATTGGGTAACAGACAAGTTCAGAAGCGTTATAGATGCCGCAAAGAGCGTATTCGGTATTCACTCTCCTTCAAAGGTATTCGCCGGAATAGGCGGAAACATTATGGCGGGCATGACGCAAGGTATCCAGCGCGGAAAGGCCGCTGCCGTGCGGTCTATGGCGGATATTTCTAAATCTTTGCAGGGCGCATTGAATGTTGATACGAGCATAGGAGTTCCTGCTTTTGCAAAGGGCGGTCTGGTGTATGGTGACACATTGGCGCAGGTGGGCGAATACGCCAACGCCAAGAACAATCCCGAAGTCATAGCCCCCCTTGATAAGCTGCAATCCATAATGGGCGGGCTGAACGATAAGGATACCCAAACCATCATAGCCCTGCTCAAGAGAATAGCAGATAAGGATATGGAGATAGCACTGTATCCCTCTGCGAAGCTGGGCAGGATAGTCAATCAATCGGTCAATATGAACAATATTGCCATAGGTAACGTGTGATGTATAGATATGATATAGGCTTAAAGGCGGGGAGCTATACGCTCCCCGACCCCTCTAAACTGAATATGACACTCGCTGACCTCGACACGGAGGCTGAAAGAGACGCTTCTGGCACACTCAACCGAACAATGGTAGCGCAGAAGCTGACCGTTGAATTGTCGTGGGACGTGCTGACATGGGAACTGTGCTCGGCGATATTACAAGCAGTCGATTCCGACAGCTTTTCTTTCACCTGTCCGAACCCTAAGACCCTTGCGGGTAACTATTCCGGCACGTTTTATGTAGGCGACAGGAAAGAAGAAATTATCTGGTTCCCCGAAGGTGATAAGAACAAGGCGTATATTTCTTTGAGCATGACGGTAATAGAGTATTGACACTTCCCCCTAAAGGCGTAATAATGAAATTACATATCTTTAGGGGGTTTTGTTATGAAAATAATAGCTCTTAAATGCCCGAACTGTAATGCCGATATAGAGTTAGATCAGGATAGGGAATTTGGTTTCTGTAATTATTGCGGAACCAAGATAATGATCGCCGATGCCGTACAGAAAGTGAGCGGAACGGTAAACATAAATCGCTCGTCCGAAATCAATAACATTCTCAAAAGAGCGAAAGACTACGAAGAACGGCAAATGCTTGATGACGCCGAAAAATATTACGACCGTGCTCTTGATATTGACATGGACAATCAGGAGGCACAAGAGGGCTTGGAACGTGTAAAAACAACGATACTCGAACCTAATGTGATAATAGAACGCCCGGAGTTGGAAGGTTCATACGCCGAACAAATTGTAGTCAGCGAGGACGGTGAAGAAGTGTGTCGGCTCGGTTTGGGCGAACGCAGTTTTATAGAATGCCCGGTAGGCAGGCACGTGTTTGACATAAGAACGAGGAATGAAGCCATTAAAGCACGAATAACCATAAAAGACAGGCGGGATAGCGCGAAAATTTCTCTCTGGTTCCAGCGCGGGTATGGACTGTACGGCAATGCAGAGGGTTCCGCGAAGATAGTGACCAAGGGCGCAAACGCCGTTCCAGCGGAAACCAAATCGGTAAATATAAACGACACGCCGACAGGCGGCGGATTTAATGTATATCTGGGCGGTAAACCTAAGAAGAGCGGTTGCCTGACCAAAATCCTAATCGCATTCGGCATATTGCTTTTACTCGGAATTATCGGCTCATTAAGATAGATACTCCGTGACACCTTCGGGTGTCTTTTTTATTGGAGGCAAAATGTACACAGTAAGCACAGGCTTTCGTAACGCCGTAATGTCGGGCAAGCCCCAAAAGCTAAAGCTGACATTCGGCGAAAATCAGATAGCGGAACAAAACCTCTCAATCTCCGGCTTGACCTATTCAAGTATGGCTTTTGAGGACGAAGAATTGACGATAGGCGCGGCCTGTTCCGCAGAACTGGGGATAGAACTCCTTAACTTTGACGGGGGGCTGTCCTCTTTTAACTTTGACGGCACGGAGTTCACCGCCTCGATAGGCGTACTCGTGGGGGAAGAATACGAATATGTTCCTCTGGGCGTGTTTATCTCCGAAAAGCCCGACAAACTTAAACCTAAAAAAATAAGCATCACCGCCCATGACAGAATGGTAAAGTTCGATGTGAGCGCAGATGCTTTTCTTAATTCTCTTTCGTACCCGACTACACTAAAAAATATTTTTACATCGCTTTGCGCTCATGTCGGCGTACCTGCTTCAATAGCAGACTTCCCCAATTCGGGGAAAACCTTTGATTCGCCGCTGTTCAGGACGCAAGATGTTCTATGCCGGGAAGTTCTTCAATGGATAGCCGAGGCGGCGTGTTCCTTTGCCCGCATATCCCGAAGCGGAGTATGTGAACTGGCGTGGTTCGCCAATACCAATGTCACCTTTAATAAGACCGCCAATTCCGCGGATTATTATAACGCCGTGGTATCGGAGTATCAGGTAGCCAAGATAGACAAATTACAAGTAGCCGCGTCCGAAAAGGACATAGGCGTAATAGTCGGCACGGGGACGAACGCTTATCAAATAATAGACTGCCCTATGCTGTATGGCTATACCGATGCACAGATAAGACCTTATGCAGAGGTTATCTATAACCGCTTAAACTCCTTTGCGGCGTTTACGCCTGTCGAGCTGGACGCAAAGGGCGATTGGTCTTTGGAAGCAGGCGACATGATAAAGGTAGTCACGGACGATGGGACTTATACCTTCCCCATTTACCGCATGGACTTGACCTTTAAGGGCAGGGCAAGGATACAGTACATAAGCTCCGGCTCCCCTCTACGCCCCGCCATAAGCGCGGAGAACCGCCGGACGCTCATAGCCGGACGCGCAGCCCATGAAATAGAAATGACCGTTGAGGGCATGAAGCAGACGGTCACACGGGTAGCTTTCCTGACCCCTGTTGAATCCGACACCGACCCCTCTTTAGGGTGGGACGATGACCAGAAAACCGCGAACACGGGGTATCAATGGTACAACGATGGCAAGATAAAGGTATGGACGGGTTCCGCATGGCAGACGGTCATATCCCCTAAATACAACCAGACCGCCACGCCCACGGGCGCAAAGGAGGGGGAATACTGGTACAATCCCTCGACAAAGGAAATAAAGCGTTACACGGGTTCGGCGTGGGTGGTAGATAACACCGTATGTATGCCTACCACATGGACGCAGAGTATGCAGACACAGCTTGAAATAACCGCCGAGGGGTTATCGAGCACTGTCACCAAGGACAATGTTATTTCCACCATAAATCAAAGCTCGGAAGCGGTATCAATAAGCGCGTCAAAGATAAACCTTAACGGCGTTGTCACGGCGAACAACAACTTCAAGATAGACACCAACGGCAAGATGACGTGCGTAAACGCCACCATAAGCGGCTCAGTGACCACTGGCAACCTTAAGGCATCAGGCGGTACGATTGCGGGGTTTACCATAAACGGAAACAATCTTACGGGTAACGGTGTCACCTTGTATGGCAATACATACGGAAAACTGACCTTGGGAGCCGTGGATATAGAGGGATATACCGGGCTATCAGTGAAAGGTAATCTATATGCTGAAGGTAACTTAACGACTGATAACAGATTCTTTATGACATCCCCACCAAGCGCAAGCGGCAGTGCCAATACTCGATTAGTTTCATATTCGGGTGGCGGTGGATACTCTTTAGGTATGGTTTCATCTTCCATACGATATAAAAAGGAGATACACGATATCAGGGAGTATGACAGCGTAAGTGACAGAATAGACCGTGTGAGAGCGGTCACATATACTCCTAAAAGCGGCTTAGACAAAGGCCGCTATTTTTACGGCTTTATCGCCGAGGAGCTTGAAACGGAATTTCCGTGGCTGGTAGATTACCAAACTGACAAAGGAACGCGGGAGGTAATAGCTGAATCGGTGGAATACGACCGCGTTCCGGCTATTCTGTGGGCTGACGCACAGGCTACACATAGCCTGCTTAGACAACTTGACGAAAGGATAAAGAGGTTAGAACAATGACAGACGAACAGAAAGCCGTTATACAAGCGATAATACGCACACTTAATACTTCTATACCCGTTGTAGCGAAAGCGGACTTAGACGCGAAATTAGGCTGTATTCTGGCCTTAGAAAAACTTGCGGAGGACGAACAATGCACAGAATAACGGTTGACGGAAAGTATCTTCTCACCACCCCTATACAGTCCCTTGTTATCGAGGGTGAAAGTCTGGCGGATACCGTCACTATCAGCATACCCTTAGATGCCCGTGATGTAGACCTTGCCGCCGCAGGGTTCACCATAAAGGCGTACTGGCCCATGGACGGCACGGAAGCAAGGTATGTGCTGTATAAAGATGTGGGGGAAGATATAACCCTTACATGGCATATCACGCCGCTGTTTACGGGCAAGCGGGGCATGATGAACCTCACGCTTTTAGCCACTCTGGCGAACGATGAGAAGAACATCATAGCCAAGTGGACGGGAACGCGGCCCATTGAGATAATAGCCGACCTTCCCGGTTCCAACCTTCCCACCCCCAGTGTGGCGGAACAGCTTCTTGCCGAGGTTCAGGACTTAGTATCCCAGGCGTTAGGCGCGACAGGCCCCACAGGCCCGCAGGGTGAAATAGGCCCCACAGGCCCCCAAGGCCCGCAGGGTGTACAAGGCCCCGCAGGAATACAAGGCCCCAAGGGCGATCAGGGCGCGGTAGGCCCCAAAGGCGAGCAGGGTATACAAGGCTTGCAAGGCCCCCGTGGTGAGCAAGGCCCTACCGGCCCGCAAGGCCCGGAGGGCAAGAAAGGCTTGCAGGGCGACGCTGGCCCCGTCGGCCCCCAAGGCCCCGAAGGCAAGAAAGGCGATAAAGGCGACACAGGAGCCGCAGGAGAAACGGGCCCCACAGGCCCCAAAGGTGAACAGGGTATCCAAGGGCCTAAAGGCGACCCCGGCGACAAGGGAGAAACGGGCCCCAAGGGGGATACGGGAGCCACGGGCGAACGAGGCCCCGCAGGAGCGCACTATACGCCCTCTGTGACCGCTGACGGCGATTTATCGTGGAGTAATGACGGCGGGCTGGAAAACCCCGCCACAGTCAATATACGGGGGCCACAGGGCGCACAGGGAGCCAAGGGCGATACGGGCGAAGGATTTGCCGTGTTGGGCTATTACGCTTCTCTCTCCGCATTACAAGCCGGGGTATCTAACCCCGCCGCTGGTGACGCTTACGGCGTGGGCGCGGGCGAACCGTATGATATATATATCTGGGACGGTGTAAATTCCAAGTGGGTAAACAACGGCCCCTTGCAGGGCGCAAAAGGTGAACAAGGCCCCACTGGCCCTAAAGGCGATACGGGCCCCAAGGGCGACCCCGGCGTGAAGGGTGACACTGGAGCCAAGGGAGAACAAGGCCCCACGGGCGAAGCTGCCGGATTCGGCACACCTACCGCCACAGCGACCACCCTTGATGCGGGAACCCCCGCTACTGTAGAGGTGACAGCTTCCGGCGCAGATACCGCAAAGGTATTCGCCTTTAAGTTCGGCGTTCCCAAGGGCGAACAGGGCGCGACTGGTGAGCAGGGCGCAAAGGGAGATCAGGGAGCGAAAGGAGACGCTGGAGCAAAGGGCGACCCCGGCCCCTACTTTACCCCCTCGGTATCCGCAGAGGGCATACTCTCATGGAGCAACAACGGCGGCCTGAACAATCCCCCTGAAGCCAACATAAAAGGCCCGCAGGGTGAACAGGGCGAACAAGGTATCCAAGGCCCCGAAGGCCCGCAGGGCATACAAGGCGAACAAGGCATACAAGGAGAGCAGGGAGCCAAGGGTGACCCCGGAGCAAAGGGCGACCCCGGCGCAAAGGGCGACCCCGGCACAGCCGCAGGGTTTGGCACACCCACTGCTACGGCAAACACCCTCACCGCCGGAACCGCCGCCACCGTAAAGGTAACGGCAAGCGGCGCGGACACCGCAAAGGTATTTGATTTTGAGTTCGGCATCCCGCAGGGCGAAAAAGGCGCGACAGGCGACCCCGGCGCGAAGGGCGATACGGGTGAGCAAGGCCCACAGGGTATCCAAGGCCCAAAGGGCGCAGACGGCCCCAAGGGCGACACCGGGCCGTATTTTACCCCCACCGTCTCTGCTGAGGGCATAATCTCATGGAGCAACAACGGCGGGCTGGATAACCCCGCAAGCGTCAGCATCAAAGGCCCGCAGGGCGATACGGGAGCGAAAGGCGATCCCGGCATACAGGGCGAACAGGGTCCCGCTGGTCCTAACGAGATCACTACCGAGACGCAAACTAATTTGACCGGATTACTAAAAGGTAATGGTACAAATGTGCAACAGGCGGAAGCTGGCACAGACTACCAAGCCCCTATTGTAGAAACAACTGTAACATTAGTGGCTACTGATTGGGTGGTTGGTGATTATAGTATAACGCAGGCTGTATCTGTAGACGGTATGAGACAGAATAAAAAAGTTATTATTAGCCCGGATATTAACAGTATGGAAGAATATCTTAGAACCGGCATATATTGCGCCAAACAGACTTACAACGCATTGACGTTTCAAAGCACCGTTACAACGCCGCCAACGAACGATTTAACTATCAATGTTTTAATAATGGGGTGATAATATGATGTATCAAGTGACTGGAACGGGTTTGCAAGCTGCACCCATCACTACAACAATACTCCCTGATAGCGGAACTGCTTTGGCCAATAATACGATTTATAATGTTGCCGTTACTGTAGGAACATACGCGTTTACGCCCCCTGCTACTGGTTGGGCACATGGTATGTTTACCACGGGTTCAAGTGCATCCGTATCCTTTGCGGGTCCATTTTTAGGCGCAGCCCCCAGCATTGAAGCATCAAAGTCTTATGAGTTTGATGTGCTGGACGGCGTATGGGCAGTACAGGAGGTTGTGAGCGCATGATACCCTTGCAGTTTGCCTTACGGCGCAGGATGATTAAACAGAAAAGCGAATATAAATTATCTGTTGCAGCAGCGCAGACATTTGAATACAATTTAACGCTTACAGTTGATGGGGTGTCAGTTGTATATGGCGAAAAGTTTGTTGGCGCGAAAGTTTTTGCAATAACAAAAGAATCCGTGATTACTATAACCGGAACAGCATATGAAGGTTATGCGATTTTTGTAAAAATAAATGGTGAACAAGTGGCTGGAATGAGTCCCGGTGAGTCAACGACTTTCAGGTATGCATTTCCAAAGTCTATGATACGCAACGATATATCATTGCGTATGTACCAAACTACATACTATTTCAGGTATGCGGAATTTACAGTTTAGTAAAAAAAGGAGGTACAATGCTAAACACAAACTATGCTAAGCTGATTGGGGAGTATCCCGAATATTTACGCCTACCGGTTGAGTTGAAGTCGCCGCTTATAATCAACGGTGTGACGCACCCCGCAGGGGCGCACCTCTCCACCAATGACGATGCGGCAATAAAGGAGCTGGGCTATAAGCCCGTGACCCGAACTGCAATGCCCACACGGGAGGGATACTACTACACCGAGAAGTGGACGGAAACCGACACGGCGATAGTGCAAGAATGGGAAGAACATGAACAGCCCCCGGCTACCGACTATACCGAAGTCCTCGATATTATGACAGGAGAAAAAGCATGATAGTACGCACGGCAGAAGAAGCAAGGGCGTGGCGGGCGCAACTGGAAAAGGCACTGCCCGCTGTACCTGATAAGGACGCAAGCGGCTGCGTAGACCTCTACCCAACTCTCAAACAGGGCGGCAGTCTCATAAAAGCCGGAACCCGTATCAACTGGGGCGGCTGGCTTAAACAGGCAACCGTAGACCTATGGGATACCGAGGCCAACGACCCCGACCATGCGCCTACCCTGTGGGCGAAGATACTGTACAAGGATGGCGTTAGGGTGATACCAGATGTCATCACGGCAGCCGAGGCGTTTGGTAAAGATGAGCTTGGCTGGTGGAACGGTGCGATATACAAGAGCCTCATAGCCGCCAACGTCTACACCCCAGACGCATACCCGCAGGGATGGGAACTTCAGGAATAAGGAGCCGCACGGCTCTTTTTTCATAATTAAAAAAACAAAAACAAAGAAAGGAAAAAATCAAAATGAAGAAACTCACTTGTATCCTCGCGGTAATGCTCATGCTGTGCCTTTGCACCATAGCCTACGCCGCAGACCCTGTAACTCTGGATATAACCGCGCTGGACTACCAGACCGGCAAGGCGGTATCCAAAACCTACGTCAACAACGAGCTTTTCCTACTCAAGGTTGACCTGGGCATACCCCGTTTTTACGACCTGACCGACATGGAGCTTATTGTGGAACTGGACGGCGTAAAGCTGGACACAAACGACCTGAGATTGGAGGCTGGCACATATTACCTGAGCGGCATAGTTACCGACCAGCCCGCCGCCCTCCGTATAACCGTCAAGGACAAAGCCTATGACAACGCCACCACGGCAGAAGAGCTCTACAACGCCATGCAGAAAAACAGGACTGTAAGCAAAACCTACTATTTTAACGCCGCGCAGCCCGCCGAACAGCCCATTGCAAAAAATCCCGTGGTTATACCCAAGACCGGCGGCGCCTCCGTCCTCGCGTATGCGGTATCCATAGCCCTGATAGGGTTCGGCCTCGCGGTGGCAGGTAAACGCAGATGAGCAGAGTAACAGGCTTCATAGAATACCTCGAAAGTCATGTGGGCGATATGTACGTCTGGGGTGCGCAGGGGCAGCAGGTTGACAGCATGAGCGACCCCTACGCATGGATAGAACGGCGCGAAACCAGCGACGTCAATTATAAACGCGCCACATATTTCATGGAGAAGGCCGAAAAACGGCCTCTCTATGCGTTCGACTGTTCCGGCCTCATCGTACACTACATCAGCGACATAAAGCACTGGATGAAGGGCGACACCAACGCCCAGGGGCTTTACCGTATGTGCGGCGAAAACAGGGGCTACGCCGGGAAAACCCCCATGTGTGCGGGCGACCTCGTATTCAAGTACAGCGAAAGCAGCAAGAAAATGGTTCACGTTGGCGTATATGTCGGCGACGGCTACACCATAGAGGCGAAAGGCCGCGACGATGGCGTATGTAAGCGCAAACTGTCCGATGGCAGCTGGACGCACTGGGGGCGGCTTGCCATGCTCCAGCAGGAGGAAGAGAAGGAGGAGGTAAAGGTACGGAAAACCATAACCCTGACAAGCCCCATGATGCGGGGGGACGACATCAAAGCCTTGCAAACCGCCCTTAACGCCCTGGGCTACAACGCCGGCGACCCTGACGGCATAGCGGGCAAAAACACCATTGCGGCCATACAGCGGTTTGCACAGGCACACAGTATGACACCGACAGAGCTGCCGGACGTGTTGCAGGCCACCGTATCCGTGGACGGCAAAATCTATGTAGGCACACTAAAAAAATAAGGAGGAGCACCCATGACCAAGGAATGGATATGGGCAATAGTCACAGGCTTGAGCGGCATTTTGCTGGGCTGGCTGGCTCACATAAAGACCGCGAGAAAGGACGCGGTTGACGCGGCTACACACGACACCGCCATTGACACCGCGCTTAAATCGGATGTGGACTACATCAAACGCGGCGTGGACGATATCAAACTCGATATGCGGGCGCAGGCCAGCAAGGTCGAGGGCATAGACCGCCGCGTGACGCGGGTGGAGGAAAGCGCGAAAAGCGCCCACCACCGACTGGACAGGATTGAAGCACACAACAACTAAAGGAGGAAAAAACATGAAACTCTCAAATAAGGCATACGACATTCTCAAGGCAATCGCCCTGATCTGGCTCCCCGCCATAGGCACCCTCTATTTTGCCCTTGCGGGTATCTGGAACCTCCCCTATCCCGAAGAAATAGTCGGCACCATCACCGCCGTTGATACGTTCCTCGGCGCGGTGCTGGGCATATCCTCGGCAAACTACAACAAACAGTAGCCCCCGGACGGGATTCCCTTTCAATAGCCCCCCTTAATTGGGGGGGCGTACTTTTATAAAGGAGGTATAGGCTTTTGGAGAAGCGGGCCTCTTTGAAATGGATAAAGCATTGCTTAATTCCCGTTCCCGCACGGAATGGGAAGCACTCATACACGAATGGATACATAACGAAAAAGACCGCTGGCTGATAACCCGCCGCCTTTTAGACGGGATACCATACGACGCTTTGACGGGCGAGTACCAGCTTAAATTTGAAATACCCCTTGAATATGACCAGATACGCAGACGGTGCAAGGCTGCCGAAAAACAACTGAAAACGCACTGTAAATAGCCGATAAATAGCCGATGGGAGCAATCCTGTCGGCTCTTTTTTTATGCCAAAATTCAGGTAGAAGGGAGCGTGAAACAGTGTATCCATACCAACCTTATTTTAACCAGCAAACCCAATATCAGCGAACCGAAGTAGTCAAAGTGAACGGCGAGGGCGGCGCAAAGGCGTATCAAATGCCCCCTAATAGCTCCGCTCTTCTATTAGACGAAACGGCCCCCATAGTGTGGCTTAAAACAACGGACGGGGCGGGGTTCCCCTCTCTCTCGCCTTATAGCATAACTCCGTATAAACCCGCTCCGCCTGTCGATGTGAACGGCCTTGAACAGAGAATAGCCAGATTGGAGGAAATGATAAATGCCAAACCCGATACTACAAATGCTAAGCGGAGGAAGTCCGAGGAAACTCAACCCACAAATGATAGCGCAGGCTAAACAGATGATGTCCGTTCCTGGGCAAATGCAGAAGATAAAGCAGATGATAGGCAACGGCGACCCTAAACAGATGTTTTATGCGGCCTGCAAGCAATACGGGATAGACCCCGAGGATATTCTTTCTGAATTAAGGTAGACCATTACCCGAAGCGCGCACGGGATTGGAATATAAATCGAAAGGAACTTTAGAACTATGGATAATATGCCCTCTCTCGCGGATATAGCCGCGGTAACTGATGGCAAGACTGACGGCTTCAACGGAGGCTTCTGGATATTCGCACTTATCATACTTTTTGCTATGATGGGCGGCGGCTTTGGCGGCTGGAACCGCCAGGGCGAATTTGGACAGTATGCCACCGCTGCGTCTCAGCAGGAAATTCTCTTCGGTCAGCACTTCGGCCAGATCAATGACCGCTTGACTAACATCGGCAACGGTATATGTGATTCCACCTTCGCGCTGAACAACGCTATCACCACCGAAGGCCGGAACCTGTCCAACCAGCTCGCAAACTGCTGCTGTGAACAGAGGCTCGGTATAGCCAACCTCTCAGCGCAGATGAACCAGAACACCTGCGACATAACCACCGCTATCCACGCCGAGGCCGAGGCCACCCGCTCCCTGATACAGGCGAACGAAATGCAGGCTCTCAGGGACAAAGTGTCCAGCCTTGAGATGGATAACCGCATGTACGGAGTAGTCCGCTATCCCAACGGTTACACCTACAACGCGGGGAACTCTCCCTTCTGCGGTAATAATTGCGGCTGCTGCTGCTAATTCCGGCTATGCCGTGATATATCGGGGCGGCGTATGCTGCCCCTTGATTTTCGAAAGGAGCATAATAAAAATGGCTTGTAAAAATGTATGCAAACTCTGCCCCAACCTTATAATCTCCCAGGCCGTTACCTTCACGGCGGGAACCGGGCTGATAATCAACCTCCCGGCAGGCAACTATAACGATAATCAGAAATACTGCATCGTGGTAGCTCAGTCTATCCCGGCGGCTACCACTATAACCGCGCCCGTGTTCGTCACCATAGGCACCGGCACGGAACAGTACCCGCTGATAGATAACTGCTGCGCCCAGGTCACAGTTTGCGCCATACGCACCCGCACCAGGTATGCTACCATCGTCAAGACCAACGCCACGGGCGGCAGTTTTAAAATGCTTGGCAAAACCGCTTGCACTCAGGGGCTTGCCAGCATTGACGGAGGCGCAGAGTAATGAGCTTTAAGGAGATCATACGCCTGATATCCGAAAGGCACACCGATATGACGGAAGTGACCGATGCGCTCTCTGATATGATGCACACGGTAAAAGACCGTCTGCCGGAGGTGTACAAAGAAACAATGTATTGCCTCGAAGAAATAGCATATCGGATAACTCCTGAAGAGGCGCGGCAGATAGTCAAAGGTATGCGCCCATACGGTCAAAAATGGGACTATGATACCATCAAGGCGTTTCTGGCGACGAAGGGCATAACGGCGGTATGCAAATACTATCTGTGCATGAATATGTACTACAACGACAGTCACGATACCGCCGAAATGGTAGGCAGGGGAGAAGACCCGGAGTTTTATTTCAGCCTTGCAAAAGATTTCATTAACGACATAGACGGTAAGGATTTCAAGGTTGAAAAATATTTTACTGCGTAACTGGCAACCTTCCGGCAACTTTCTGGCAACCTTTTATTTCAAGCCCTAAAACGAGCGTAAACGGAAAATATAGATAAACAGCCGCTTTTTACGGACGAGAAACTGCAAGGAACTGAATAAAAAACGGGTAGCCGCCGGATACCAAATAAAAACACCATGCAGCGCATGGTGTTTTTATTTGTCTTTGATGAATGCTGAGCTCAGCTATTGCTTCTGAGGTACTTAATCAGTATCCAAATCAGCCATAAACCGCCTGTTAAAAGTACCAAAATGAAGTCTAAAAGAGTCATAAAGCAACCTTGTTTGTTGTTCTTTGACATTGTAACCTCACACGATCTACTCAACGTTAAATTCGATCACTGATTCTTTGTTGAAGTCTACTCGCGCATCAATTATGCTATTTCGCACCGCTCCGTATTCATTCGTACACTTTGCTGCTATACGAATGTGCCAAATGCCATTACCTTCGTACTCTCTCTGGGTATCTGGCGACATTATATCGTATTTGATACCGTATTTAAAAACCATTTCTCCGTATTTTTTAACGGCTCGATACGCTATATCTCCTGATTTTGCATCGGAATATTCATCGCCTTCGGACTTCTGTGTAGTTTCATTAGTTGTTTTATCGGTTTCTTGCTCTTCTACGATTTCTTCTTCCGGATTCTCCACATCTACAGATTCCTGTACTGTCTCATTAGCTGTTTCATTGGTTTCTTCCTCTTTTTCGACAATCGGTGTAGGCGTTGGATCGGATTTCGGAGGAAAAGTATGATACATAACTACAACTTCCACAGCAGGATCGAATTTAGATGAGCTGCCAAAGTCGTCATCGCCATTGATGCTCACCCGTTCAACTGAACCGTCTTTAGTAATCCAGCCAGTTACCAAGTCTTCAATAGCTCTTACGTTGACATTTGTAAAACCGGCGGATTCGAATAGAGCTTTCACATCCAAATAGTCTTTGCCTTTACATTCAGATGCGGATTTTGGTACACGAATCTTACCATCGTCACCGCAACCACTCACAACCACCAATATAAAGATCACAACAAGAACAATAGATATGCCACGTTTCATAAGCTACCTCCATTTTTCAATTATAGATCATATTCCGAAGCTAATACTACTTTATCATTCTTTATACTACTTTTCAATATTTTATAGCACAATACGGTATTCTAATTAGAAAGGTGGGTGATTGAATGAAGCCATTAAAAGAAAAGGTCAGCATTACTCTTGATTCAGATATAATCAAAAAACTAAAGGACTTGGCAGAAGATGATGACAGGTCATTCAGTCAGTATATAAATATGGTATTAAAGGAATGGATTAGTAAAATTGATGAGACTACCGCAAAGTAGTCTTATTTTATACTTAATATTTGCACAAGACTTCGCTTATGCTTCGTCATTCTTTTATTGTACAACTTTCATTTTTCCTTACTACCGTCTCTTCTTTTTTGCCACTATACTGTGAGAATGGTATAATGGCGGCATAAGCAAGCATAAGAGGGCGCGTGATGGGGAGAGATATGCTTAGGAGGGCAGACAAATGGAGCAGAACACTGAAACCAAAACGGAAACCAAACTCAAGCCGGAGGAAATGCCGGAGTATCAGGACAAGCTGTCACAGAGCCTGATCAAGGACTGGCGGGAGAGACTACATTACACGGACGAGCAGATTATAGAGGCATTGGAGAGCATCTAAAACAGCAACTGGCAAATAATGGTTCAACGCCGATTGAATTAAGGACGGAGCATGATCCGTCCTCTTTTTATGCCAAAATCGGAGAAGCAAAGGAGAGCCGCCCTTACGGCTCATTCGCCACGCAGCTTTGGCGCTTCTTAACAGTTTATTTTATTGACAGGCGGTATACTGTCAAATTATACTTTTGCTATGATAAACAGGTTTTGCAAAAGAGCGGCGGCGCTGGTGCTGGCGTTGATAGGGATGGCCGCTGCATGCGGGTGCGCGAAAAGGGCGGAGGCGGACGCCACCTTCGTCATGCTCACCGCGCCCACGGTGGAGCCGATAGTCACCCCCGTACCCACGCCGGAGAGCACGCCCCCGCCGAAAAAAACGCCAAAGGCCGAAAAAACGCCAGAGGATAATAAGAAAGAGGACGAAGCCAAAGAAAAGGAAAAGGAAAAGGAAAAGCCCAAGAGCACCGCAGACCAGAAGGAGGAAAAAAAGGCCTCCGCCAAGACCCCCCACGCCAAGGACTATACTAAGGTCGATATAAAAAAGGCAAGCGGCACAAAGGTCACGGACTTCGAGACGGACAGGATAGACGGCGGAAAGCTGAGCCAAAGCTATTTTTCCGGCGGGACCATAACGCTTGTAAACGTATGGTCCACCACATGAGGAATCTGCGTGGACGAGATGGGCCGTCTCGCAAATCTATATAAAGAATACAGGAACACCGGAGTGCAGTTCTTAGGTATATGCGCCGACGTATACGGCCTTAACGGGCAGACCTGCAGCGACGCGAAGGACTACATAGCCTCCACCGGCGCTGGCTACCCCCAGATAGTGGCCACAGAGGCACTGCTGCGCTATGTTTCGTATATGCCCAGCACACATATTTTCGACAGCTCGGGCAGGATGATAGCAAAGTACGCGGGCACTCTGAGCGAAGCCGAATGGATAAACGTGATAGAGACCATAATGGCGGAATATTCATAG